GTGGGTGGGAGAGATGATAAATAATCAAGGTGAGTTAGACTTTGAATATATGGAAAAACCCCAGTCCGTACACCTTTCTCGTCGATGGTATCCCCATTGGCAAGGTTACGAGTACAGCCACGCTCCATTCATTGACTATACACCAATAGCCGAATCAGAGAAAAAGAGTAATTCTCTTGAGGCATTTTTCTAGTTTACAAACCTACATTTTTATGGTAGGATAGTATTTAAAGTGAGGATATATTATGGAAATCAATATTCCTATTGAGGAATTACAAAAAACAAAACTTTTTATTGCCACACCGATGTATGGTGGCATGTGTTCTGGTATGTATGCCCGTTCAATGGCAGATCTCTCTGCTAAAATGGCAAAATATAAAATACCACTGCAATTCTATTATCTGTTTAACGAGTCACTGATTACTCGAGCTCGTAACTATTGTGTTGACGAATTCATGAGATCTGATGCTACACATTTGATGTTCATTGACTCTGATATTGGATTTAAGTCAGATGATGTCATTGCTATGTTGGGTTTGATGATGCAAAAACCCGATGAATATGATATTATGTGTGGTCCATATCCAAAGAAAACTATTTCATGGGAAAAAATTACACAAGCAGTAAATGCTGGTGTTGCAGATGAAAATCCCAATGTTTTAGAAAATTATGTCGGTGATTATGTTTTTAATCCACGTCGTGGTGGTTCAATCAAAATCGCTGAACCTGCTGAGGTAGCAGAAGGTGGTACTGGCTTTATGATGATTCAAAAGCGAGTATTTGCAGAGTATGCTGAAAAATATCCGCAATTCTTGTATAAACCAGATCATGTACGAACTGAAGCATTCGATGGTAGTCGCGAGATCATGGCGTATTTTGATGCATTGATCGATGATAAATCACAAAATTTGATGAATGAAATTACAGCATTTTATGACAAAAATCCTGATGCGTCCAAAGATGATGTAATTAAATTCTTATCCGATAAGAAGACAGGCATACATCAACAAGAATATTCTAACAGATATTTGTCAGAAGACTACATGTTTTGTTATAATGTAATTCGTATGGGTCGAAAGGTGTGGATGTGTCCTTGGATGCAACTCAAGCATGTCGGTTCATATGTATTCGGCGGATCATTAGGACATATTGCACAGATTGGTGCTGCTGCCACTGCTGATCCTTCAAAAGTGAAAAAGAAAGGTAATAAATAATGAAGCTCAATACTCGCTCTATTCAAGTTCTTAAGAATTTTGCAGCAATCAATCCTTCGATTCAATTTTCTGAAGGCACAAATCTAAAGACTATCTCGCCAAACAAGACGATGATGGCCAAAGCCAAACTCGAAGATGTTATTCCTTCGACCTTTGCCATCTATGATTTGTCTCGTTTTCTCGGTGTTGTGTCTTTGTTTGAAGACCCAGAATTTGGTATCGAAACAAACATGGTAAATATCACTTCACCTGGACGGAAGGTTAGCTATACATTTGCTGATCCTTCTACAATTATTACACCACCTGACCGACCAATTGAAATCGGCGATGCTGATGTTACATTTGAGCTCAAGCAAGAAAACTTTGCTGAGATTATGAAAGCGCTTGGTGTTATGTCATTTCCAGATTTTGTAGTCGTTGGCGAAGACGGTAAAGTTATTCTTCGTGCAACTGACACAAAAAATCCATCTTCTGATAAATATGACATTGAAGTTGGAACTACCGATCGTACCTTTACCGCAGTTTTCAAAACAGAAAACGTTAAGATCTTGCCGTCCTCCTACACGGTCAGTCTTTCCTCCAAGGGCATTTCTCACTTTGTGTCCGACGATGTAGAGTATTGGATCAGCCTCGAAGCTAACTCAACCTTCGAGTAATACGATCAAAAGGGGGCACGGAACAGCTTGACGTGTCGGCCAAAGGCGCGAAGGGATCGGGGCGACTGGCCATTTTTTAGGGTGTACATGAGTAATTACATTGTTTACCATCATATATTTAAAACCGGTGGCACATCTATATTAGAATATTTTGAAAAAGAATTTGATGAAATTGAACCAAATTATATATTTCAAAATAAATCAACTAATACGTATTATATACATAATCATCTTTCAAATATAGATCAAGTATATACCAGTTTAAATATAGAAAAATCAAAAAATGTCAGACATATTGTATCTGTCAGACATCCAATTGATAGGTTTTTTTCTTCATTAAATCACATATATTTGTCAAAAAGAAAAATGAGTGATTCAGCACAATTTAATTGGTTAACTACAAATGAATCAATTTTAAAAACTTTAAATGTTACATTTATCAAGACCGAAAATTTAAACAAAGATTTTAAAAAAGCTTTTAAAACTGATTATAATTTAAAGAAATCCAAAACTACAGAAAACAGATTTTTTTATAGAAATGTAGATTTATCTTTGATAAAAACATGGGAGACAACAACAGAAAAAGAGAAAATAAAAATTAGAGAACAATTTAAAGAAGAATATAAATTGTTAAAAAAATTTGGAATACAGTATAATATTAAATAGTATGAAAATGGTGAAATTTATATGCGCGATGATTTTTTATGGGTCGAGAAGTATCGTCCCAAAACTGTAAGTGATACAATTCTACCTGTTGATCTGAAGAAAACATTTCAACAGTTTGTCGATCAAGACAATATTCCAAACCTTATCCTCACCGGTGGTCCCGGTGTGGGCAAGACAACAGTCGCTCGAGCAATGCTAGAAGAACTCGACTGCGACTACATCGTCATTAATGGCTCGATGAATGGTAACATCGATACACTTCGTGTAGAGATACAACAGTTTGCCTCATCAGTCTCACTCAGTGGTGGTCGTAAGTACGTCATCCTCGACGAAGCAGACTATCTCAATCCAAACTCAACTCAACCAGCACTTCGCAACTTCATGGAAGAATACTCCAAGAATTGTGGCTTCATTCTGACTTGTAACTTTAAGAACAAGATTATCGAACCTCTTCATTCTCGATGTAGCGTGATTGAATTCAAGATCGCCAAAGATGACAAGCCAGATATGGCAGCTCAACTCTTCAAGCGTGTTATCAATATTCTCAAGACCGAGAATGTAGACTTTGATCAAAAGGCAGTTGCCGAAGTAATCAGTAAATATTTTCCAGATAATCGAAGGATTCTAAATGAACTACAACGATACTCTGCTACTGGCAGGATTGACACTGGTGTACTTGCTAATCTTCACGAGACTACACTACAAAATCTTGTTAAAGCTTTACGAGACAAAGACTTTACCACCGTCCGAAAGTGGGTCGCAGACAACTCAGACGTAGAAGCCGCTACCATCTTTCGTCAGATCTACAATAAGTGTTCTGACTTCATGAAACCTGGCAGTGTGCCTCAACTCGTTCTCATTCTCGCCGATTATCAATACAAGGATGCATTCGTTGCTGATCACGAGATCAATATGACTGCATGCCTCACCGAGATTATGGTCAACTGTGAGTTCTCGTAATGTGGAGAATTTGGGCCAAATCACTCGGAGAAAAAGTAGGCGAAACAGATTCACAAGCAGATGCAGTAGCTATCATCAGGACCTTCTGGTGGCTCCTCCATGTGATTACCTGTTTCTTTATAATCATACACAATGGTCATAATTTAGGATGGTGGTAATGTTTAAGAGAAAGCCGAAGAGAATATGCCAAATACCCAACTGCAGTAATGTACTTCCCGAAGAACCAGCTGTAATATACATGGGTGAGTATGCGTTCGATGTATGTGAAGAATGCGAGAAACTAATGGAAGTTATACAACAGAAAACGGAGGAACACTATGGCGACGAGTCCCTTTGATTATCTGAACTCTATCAATGTTACAAAAAAGAACATGATGCGAGACACAGATAACGACTCTCTCGCTGAGAAAGATTACAATGCTTTCATTGTCAATCGAGGTCTATCATACTTCCAAGATACTGTCACTATTGCAAATGAGATGAATATCCATCATGAGCTCGATCACCTTCTTCAATACGAGTTTCTTATAAATATCGTTAGACCACGAAAACGATTCTCGAAGTGGTTTAAAAAAGAGCAAGACAGTGATGTTGAAGCAATCGCAGAGTTCTATGGTTATAGTAATGAAAGAGCCGCACAAGCATTGACTATCCTGTCTGATGAGCAAATAAAAATAATAAAAGCAAAATTAGAAAAAGGTGGTTAAGTATGAGTGCGGTAGAATCTCTAGTTGAAGTTACCCTCCAGAGTCAAGACGATTTCCTCAAGGTACGTGAAACACTTACACGTATTGGTATTGCATCTCCAAAAGAAAAGAAACTCTATCAGTCATGTCACATCCTTCATAAGCGTGGCAAATATTATATCGTTCACTTCAAAGAATTGTTTGCCCTCGATGGCAAGCCTACAAATTTTTCTGAAGAGGACCAGGGCAGACGCAATACAATTACAAAGCTTCTTTCAGACTGGAATCTCATTTCAGTTGTAAATGAAGAATCAGTCAATGTTCCAGCAGCCCCCATGAATCAAATCAAAATCATTGCTCATAAAGATAAGCATGATTGGGAACTAGTGGCTAAATACAATATAGGTAACAAAAAAAGGTAGTAAGTTATTGATTTTCTTATGAAAAAAATTGTAACTAATCGGCATGTACAATCCAAGCTCCGTATAGTAGAATGGGCATATAAATTGGAGATTGTATGACTAAAGTATACACTAAAAAACTTACTCCTGTTATGCGCAAGATGGCTAGAGACATAGTTCCTTTTTGCGTTAAAAAACTAATGCCTCGTGTTCGTGATGTACAAATTACTATCGAAGGTGTTAAAAATCTCGTTAAAAACGAGGGTATACATGGCGATGTGCTTTATGATTATGTAGATCCTACTACACGACCTAAAGACTTTACCATACGCGTAGATCTAACTGATGATCTGCAAGAATTCTTACGTGTCATCTGCCACGAAATGGTTCATGTTAAACAGTGGGCCCGTGGTGAGATGTATTCGTATGACCGACATCCTAATCTGACTCGTTGGCACAAGCAAAAGATTGACCACGATAAGATGGATTATTATGAACAACCATGGGAAATCGAAGCCCATGGACGTGAAGAAGGCCTTACGGTCTCTTTCTTACAAGAACATGAAAAGTGGGCAGGATTTGTCTATGGAATTATTGAAGATTACAAAATGCAGCGACCCAAGCAAATGGTACTCAACCCACGTTGGTGAGACATTTCCGCTCTTAGAAACATTTCCAACAGAATATCTTACACGTCAATTACCTGATAACGAATTTGGTGTCAGGTTCTTGAATTATGTGGCAAAAGAAGATGCTGAACTAATACACGCATTTCCATTGGCAGAAAATCCAAATGACTGATGATGTAATAGTAAAAGCAATGGAAGAATGTGGTGAACTCGTTCAGGCATGTTCTAAATACTTAAATCGTGGGGGAAAACGAAACGAAGGCAAAGTGCTCGAAGAAGCTGCCGATGCTCTCGTTATGATTACTGCTCTGCTACAAACACTCGACATTGATGAAGATAAATTCCTCAAGCGAGTAGA